CCAATATGATTGGTAATACTGCATTTGCTGATGTTATTAGTACCAACGAAGATTTGATCATTGAAGATATGGTCGAATTCTTGACAGCAAATACTTCATCTGGTGGTCTAGGTTATACTGGATATGATGCTCAGAAATGTGAGCGTGATTCTAAGATTATCATTGATGGTCTTGGCTATGATATGTCACTGGATACCAACTATTGGGGTAGACTTGCAGGCATTTCATATCGTTCACCGATCTCCAGTAAGGTTGTGGGTGAGCAATTAGATGCTACTCTTGGTGCTAACCGATATCTACAAGCTCGAATCAATGATGTATTTACAGGTTCGAATACAGAAATCTTTGAAAGAGCAAATACATCTTGGAACGAACTCTATAATGTAGTAGAATTCGGCGAAGAGAATATAAATCCAATCATATTTGCCGATACTGGTGATGCTTCCAGAACTTCAGCAAGAGAGATTATACAAGATAACAGAGAATTAATTCAAGACGAATTGCTTGACTGGATTGACAATAATGATCAATTCTATGCATACGATAGTGTCAAGTGTCGCCGAGATACCACAGAATATATTCTTCCAGCAGTAAAATATGACGCGCTTTTAGACACGAACTATAACTCGGTTCGTGCAGGTGGTGCATATTACATGAAATCTGCTGAGAAGGTTGTAGGCCAACAACGCAATGAAACAATTGCAGCCTATAAGAGATTGAAAGAACAGACCAATGAATTGATTGATGCAAATTCTTATATTGGCACGACACGTGTTGATCAAGGTTTCGATGAAATCATTGCAGCCCTAGACAATCGGGGAACACTTTACACTCCAACCAATGCTACGTATGATGCAGACTCAGGTCTGATGGTCGTCACAATTGGTACCCACACATTAACCGTTGGTCGAAAGATTCTGGTTGGTGCTGGTGGTATTACCTTCAGCTGTGGTACGGATGGTAACGTAACTGAAATCTCACACCCAAGACCAACTGATCCGGCATTTAATAGCCCATTAGAAATCTTGGCAATCTCAAGTACAACAATTACAGTCCAAGCCGGAACATCATTTTACAAGGGTGAACATACCTTTGTCAAGGCAGCAGATAATTCGATTATTGAGCTTGGTTCAGAAATCACATTCTCTGATGATGCAGCAATCTCTGCTGATAATCGCAATGCAAGAAAACAACTTCAAGCTAACAGAGGTTTCTTGCAGGACATGGTCTTAGGTTATATTGATGATAACTACTTCCTATACGACTCTGCTAAATGTGAACGGGACATCACAAGACACATACTGCCATCGGTAGAACGTGATGTTATTACTGGTTCTAATTTCAACGCAAGACAGACTGGTATTGCATATCGTCAAGGCACAATGGGTGCTGAGACTGTAGTTCGTGATCAATTGGTAGAAACAATTGGAGCAATCGAACACCTCAAAGGTCTTGCTACTGCCGGTGTAACTGATCCTGCATCTTCACATAGAGTTGAAGAGTCATTTAAGCAAATTGTAGACATCGTTAATAATAACGGCAAGTCTTACACTCCTGCTGCTGGAACCACTTATGATCCCGATTCTGGTGTCATGACAATGGAGATCGGTACACACGATATGCAGGTTGGTCAAACTGTCATCATTGCTGATGAGAGTGTTGTCTTTACTTGTGCTTTGGATGGTAATGCAACAAATCATGCATACCCACGAAAAGGTGATCCTGCGTACAGAACCCCCGTCACAGTAAATCTGGTTACAGCTACAACGATTTCAGTTAATGTTGGTGGATATCTCAATGGTACTGCTCACACATGGGTGAGTTCGACTTCTAACTGTGTGAAGGCAGGTAGTTATATCAGTGCCTACACACCATCGACTGCCACTTATGTACCATCAACTGGTGTATTCACTGCTACAATCGGTGGACACAATCTGGTCAAAGGTGACTACATTCAATTCAAACCCGAATCAATTGTCTTTACATGTGATTTGGATGGTAACAATACAGAACACGCAACACCCGAGGTACATCACCCATTCTATGACCGACCTGTAAAAATTACAAATGTCGTCGGTGATGTAATTACAATGAATGTTGGTGCTGCCACTAACGGTGGTGGAACTCATACGTTTGTTTCGGCTGTTGAAGGTGCGATCGAGGCAGATCCGATTGTTTGGACTGATCCTGCTAAGTATCTCGACTATTTCACACCGACAGATTCAACTTATGATCCTGGCACGGGTGTAAGTACAGTGACATTACCAGGCCATGATATTGAGCTTGGAGATTACATTGAGTTTGCTCCTTACAGCTTCACATTTACTTGTGCAGATGATGGCAATGCCACTGAGCATTCTTATCCTCGCAAGGGTGACAGTAATTATCGCGAACCAATGGAAGTCACTAACGTCGCTGGAGATGTCATTACAGTTAATGTTGGTGGAACCGGTGGTGGTGGAGCACACACATTTGTAAGTGCATCAGATGCTGCCGTCGCTAAGACTACACATAATTCTCAGGGCCAACTTGCAAGAGAACAATTGCAGGCAAATAGAAACTTCCTACAAGAAGAAGTTATGGCATACCTCGATACACAATATTTTGTATTCGATGGTGATAAGTGCTCAAGAGATACAGGCTACATTCTCGAAGCTGTAAGACGAGATGTTTCAACTGGTTCAAATTATAACTCTGTATATGCTGGTCGTGCATATCGTGCAGGAACTGCTAGTGGTAACTATGTCATCGCAGATCAACTTACGGAGACAGTTGCTGCTATACAATATCTGAAGACTGAAACTGCTACAAGATTATCAGGTTCAGAACTGACTGCTGCTAATGCTGCATTCGATGAGATTATTGATATTCTCAGTAATGGTACTGGAAATGCAGATGCCTATAACTTCGGTACTGCTACTGCTGGTACTAATGCCCAGAATGGTAGATTACAGTTACAAGCCAATAAGCTCTTTTTACAAGAAGAAGCCATTGCATTTTTGACTGTAAACTTCCCAACATTCACTTATGACCAATCTAAGTGTAGAAGGGATACGGGTCTTCTGATTGATGCTATATCTTTCGATATCTCACACGGTTCAAATACTGCTGGTATTAACTTTGCTCGACTCTACTTCAATGAAGGTGTCAGTACCTTACCAGAAGCTCAGAAAGCCAAAACTGCAGAGGTTTATGAACACCTCGGTAAAGTGGCCTCAGATATCGTACAACAGATTGCTGTTACTGCAACCTCAGGTAATGGCATAACGCAGGATGTTTCAAACCCAGATGCTGGAATTGAAATTGCAAATAGATCATACAATCTAATGGATCTTGTGGCCAAGGTCTTGCGTGAAGATACGCTTGATTGGCTACCTACTCCAATCGAACCTGGTTATAATACAGTAGCGCAGATGACTGCATCTCAGGCAATCGATGGAATCACAGAATCTTTACAAGGTGGTGTGATTAAATTCCTGCGAGAAAATTATAACGGTCTTCCATACAATAAAGATAAGTGTCGCAGAGATGTTGGTCTTATCACTGATGCAATCTCTAAGGATATTGAATACGGTGGTAATGCTTCTACAATCGAAGCTGCGAAATACTACTTTGCTGTTGACGCAAGAATGGCTTCAAGCTATGAAGAGCTTAGAACAAGAAATGTTCTATCAATACCAGTAACCGGTCAGTTCTCTGTCTTAGATGATCTGGCTGCAGTCTCTGGTTTGAGAGAAGCTACAAATATCTTGCCAATGGAGCAAAGATTACCTACGAAGAGAGCATTCGAACATCTGGCTACAATCGCCGGAAGTATCGTACAAGAAACTCCAGTGGTTTCAAATTTCACTAAGTACACACCAACAAATGCTCAATACATACCGGCTTCTGGTGAATTCACTGCAGTAATTGGTACGCACCCATTTGCTGTAGGTGATACAGTATACCTCAAGCCTAATGGTTTCACTTTCAGTTGTGACATGGGCCAGGGTTCTGGTGTACAGAATCATACTTCACCACAGAAACACCACCCATTCTACAACAAGCCTATCACCATTACTGCTATCACAGCAACTAATATTGTAATGAATGTAGGTGATGGTGGTTCAGGTTTACAACCACATACATTTGTTTCTGCTGATGCTGATTCAATCAGTACAGGTCCTTATCAATTATTTGACGGTACTGCTACAAGTGCTGCAACCGGTACTGCTGTTACTGCTCTGTATAATGTTATCTCTGATGTCGTTGAGGATAACGATCTGGATAATCTGGATACAATTGAGGTTAAGCCTCTTGCTGATCCTAACAGAACAGTTGCTCGTGAACAAATTCAGATGAACAGAAACTTCATTATTGATGAAGTGGTTGCATACTTGAATGACGAATATTACACATTCGATGGCGAGAAGTGCAAGAGAGACCTCGGTCTAATTATCGATGCTGTAAAACGAGATATTGTTACAGGTTCAGATTTCAATGCAAACTTCAACGGCCGGGCTTATAGAATTGGTACTGTCGGTGCTGATGCTGTAATCAATGATCAATTAACAGAAACTGTTTCTGCAATCAAATATGCCAGAGATCTTTGTGTTGCTGCCGTACTTGATTCAAATGTTAAGGTAACTGTTGCTGCAAGATTCGACAGAATCATTGACATGATGGGTAACGGAACTGCATATTCTAATGTGCTTGAATTTGGTTTCGATGCGATCAGCTCTTCAAGAATTAATGCAAGATCTCAATTACAAGCTAACAAAACATTCTTACAGGCTGAAATGACAGCTTGGTTGGCAGTCAATAGAGCTTCACATACCTATGATGTTGCCAAGTGTGAAAGAGACATGGGCTACATTATTGATTCCGTATCTTGGGATATTCAACACGGAAGCAATTCGGCTTCAAGAAATAATGCCACTCTGTACTTTGAGAACGCAATAAGTGTTTTACCAGAAGATCAGAAAGAACCCACGGCTGCAGCGTTTACTCATATTGCCTCGGTTGCAAGACTGGTTGCAAATGGTGATACTGTTACTGTCACCTCTGGTAACGTAGAAACACAAGACACAAGTTCAGGTAACTCGGGTGGTCCTCTTGCCATTGCAGTACAAGATCTAATGCTGATTATTTCAGATGCGATCTCTGAAAATGGACTGGATGGAATGCCAGAACTCGAAGAACCAATTGTTACTGCTTACGATGCAAATCTTCAGGCTGCATATGCTTCAATCGAAACAGCTAAGACAACTGCTCAGGCTGGTGTGTTGACTCACCTCTCCACGTACTTCAATACTCTTTACTATAACGAAGAGAAGTGCAGACGAGATACTGGTTACATGATCGATGCAATATCACACGATATTCAGTACGGTGGTAATGTTGCAATCACAAACGCAACTCAGGTTTACTTTGAGAATGCTGTCAATGTATTGCCACTCAATCAAAGAGAGCCTACAAGAAAGGCATTCTTACACTTGGGTACTGTGATGAATCACATCACTCGAGAGATTGAGGTAACACCTACTGTAGGTAATACCAGTGTTCAGAACTACAAATATGTAGCTGCTAATCCTATGACTGGTATGTTGGTAGAAGATCTTGCCAAGATTGTTGCTCTTGCTGTAGAAGATGCAACACCAACAATTGCAAATCTCCCTGCTAAGGTCGAACCTTCACAGACATGGGTTGCTGGTAATTACACCAACTCTGTAGATGTGATTGAAAATTCTTCCAAGACCTGGGCTGATAGTGTGATAAGTCATATCAGTACTACATATAACGGATTGAGTTTCCCACGAGGTAAGTGTAGACGAGATGTTGGTTATCTTGTCGATGCTGTGTCTCACGATATTCAATACGGCGGTAACTTTGCAACACGAACTGCTGCAGGAATTTACTTTGAAAATGGAATATCGGTACTCCCAGCAGATACGAGAACACAGACTGCCGACATTTATAGCTACCTAGGTACTCTGGCTGAAGGTGTAGTACAAGAGACTGATGTTTCGACTGCAACAACCTATACTCCATCCAACGCAACATATGATCCGGCTACTGGTGTGTTTACCGCAACAATCGCCTCACATAGTTTCAAGGTTGGTGATAAGGTTTGGTTCAAGTCAAATGGAATTACATTCAGTTGTAACATGGGAGGTGGTTTACAGAACCACACATCACCACAGTCGCACCACCCATTCTATAACAGAGGGTGTCCAATTACTGAGGTAGATGGAAACATCATTACAATGAATGTTGGAACCGGTGGAACAGGTCAGGTACCCCATACATTTGTATCGGCAGACGCTGATTCACTGAGTACAGGTCCTTACCAAGACACTAGTGGTGTTGCTGCTACTGCAACTGAAGGTGCTAGAACTGCAGTGTTGGTTGGAATCATAGAGGGTGTGATACGAGACGATGATCTTGATGCCCTACCAATCATCGAAGAACCTGATACATCTTGGGTTGCAGCCGATGTGATTGCTACTGGTGAAATGATTGATGACAATACAGAAGAACTTGCCATCGATCTGGTCGAATTCCTTAGAAGAGAGTTTGATGTACTCGATTATAACAAAGCTAAGTGTCGACGTGACACTGGTTACTTACTCGATGCATTCAGCTATGATTTGAACTATGGTGGTAATACTGCATCAAGATGGAACGCAGATTTCTACTTCTGGAACCAAATTTACAGAATACCAGAAGACCAGAGAATACCAACAGCTAGATCATATCAACATCTTGGCAAAATCTGTAAGGATATTGTCCTCGGTAAATACCCAGGTCAGGTAGTGAAGAGTGGAACAGGCACAGATGTCGAATCTAAGAAGGTTCAGGATCTGGCAAATATGTTCTACCTAACACAAATAAATAATGACACTACATACTTACCTGTCAAGGAAGAGCCAGATTACTCATGGATCCCTGCGATCGTAAGTGATGTGGGTTCAATTCTTGAATTTAATAAGATTGATCTTGCATTTGATACAGTTAGATATGTCAATGCGACTTATAAATATATTGATATTAATCTCACTAGAAGAGATGGCCTGAATTTACTGAAGGCAATTGAACAAGACTTTAGTACGGTGAATCCAGCTGGACCACCTACAAGTAATGATTATCAGAATAATGGTGATAGACAGAGAACACGAGCTTATAGTGCTGCATTGTTTGACTTTAATGGTAAACATGCATTCCCAGTGTTCAATTCTACTACCCCAGGTCTGAAATATATCAGTTCAGTTGCTCGAATTAATGGAGATGCTACCGACTTAGATGTAATTCCGGTGGCAGATCGTAAGCCTAACCATGCGTATATTGTTGCTACGAACTTCGCTACCAACTTCTACGCTGGAGATATATACTATTGGGATGGAACACAATGGTTAAATGATGGGGCCAATAATACTGACCTCTTAGATGCGTTTACTGGGGCTTGGATAAAGATGAGAGATTATCTCATTACCCTTTCACCAGATGCAGATCACACTGGCATGATCAACGGTTTGATTAATGATTGTTTGATTGATAACGTGTTGAGACCAGAAGTGTTGCAATTTGGTTCACTTGTTGAATCGATTGCCCACCAGTTCAATGGTGCTTCTGCTGGTGTTAACAGAAATGCTTTACCATTGAACTTTAGAAACCTTGGTCTGCCAATTTCGGCTCTGGCCTCGGTACTCTCGGAAGACGGGGGTCGGGTAAGATGGTCTGGTGCAGACGAATTGAATAACCAATACTTCGCAAGAGGTTTGAGAATTAACGGTAGAACAGGACGAATTGAAGGTAGACCATTTACATCGTCTGTAAGAAAACTCGCTCGAAGGGCTTCAAATAGTAGAGCTTCGATTTAAAGGATATAGAATAAGATGCCAATACCACCCGATTATGGAAATAACCCAACAGAACCAGAACTCGATGAATTTGGTGTTCCTACTGGGATCACCATCGTCGAAACTTCTCAAGCACCGGATGCGTTGCCTATTGGAGCAAATTATGAGCTCACTACGAATTGGACAACCATTCTCCAGGTACCAAAATTCAAGGTACCGGAACTAGTATTCGGAGGCTCGACTACGGTTGAGCCGGGTATCGGAGAAGTTATCTCCCCTCTGATTATTTCTAATAAAACTGCAAACACTGTGCCAGTAGATGTAAGAATCAATAGATTCCCTCAACGACCACAAGATGAGTTTTATGTAATTAGAAATCTCAGATTACCCGCCTACGATACTATTCCTATACCCTTAAACGGTCAATTTTTTGCATCCGGTGACATACTTGAAGCAAAGGCTACTAGTAATTTAGCCATTGATGCTACCATATCATATACCATAGGACAGGCGGAAGAGTACGATGTCGACTAGATTTAAATCTATGGGTGCCAAGACCATAACTCTTGGCCAGGGAATTCCACAAGAATTTCCTATTCAACTAGACCCGGCCCCATTTGAAGGGTCCCTTGTCTATGCAGAGAACGGAACGATCAAGTTATCGGACGGTACTGCTTGGGTTGATGTTGGTGCTGGACCTGCTGGTGCTCAAGGCGCGCAAGGTTTTGATGGCTCCCAAGGTTTACAAGGAGATTATGGTCCCGGTTTTACTATTATCGGTTCTGTATCAGATGTCGATTCGGGTGGAGATCCACAAGCAACTTTAACCGCAGCATTCTCATCACCTAATATTGGTGAAGGTGTCATTGATGACGCTGATGATGAGTTATGGATTTGGGATGGTGCCAATTGGATTAACATTGGTTCTTTCCGAGGCGTTCAAGGTTTTCAAGGTAATCAAGGCGCACAGGGTGTACAGGGTAATATCGGCGAAGAGGGTATTCAAGGTACCCGTGGCTTTAGGGGTCTACAAGGTAATCAAGGACCTCAAGGCACGCAAGGATTTCAAGGCTTCCAAGGTCGGCAAGGCCTACAAGGTGTACAAGGACCGCAGGCTGCGCAAGGTACACAAGGTTTCCAAGGCAATCAGGGTGTTCAAGGTGTTCAAGGACCTCAGGCTGCTCAGGGTGTTCAAGGTCTCCAAGGAGATCAGGGTATTCAAGGCATCCAAGGGTTCAACGGTGATGATGCAGGTTCGGTCTATGAATATAGACTTGATAACTCATTAATCGAAGCAGATCCCGGCAATGGGGATATGATCTGGAATAACCCAGGCAGTCCTACAGGTGATTTCTCTGCAGTAACCACTATGTGGATTGATGATGAGGCATTCTATGGCGTAAGCATGGAAGGCATTTATCAGGCAATTGCTGCATCAACAGCAGCAAATAAAGCATATATGAAGGTCACAAAGCGTGGCCGACCTGATGATTATGTAGTCTTCTCTATTCAAAGTATGACTGATAGTGGTGGTTATTGGCAAGTGGGTGTTACCTATGTTGCTGGTACTGCAGTAAAAGAAAATTTTGTAGAAGAAACCTCTCCCGGTACATTCACCTCATATCCATTATTGGTTGCATTCTCTATCAGTGGTGATACTGGTGCTCAAGGTTCTCAGGGTACACAAGGTTATCAAGGCACACAAGGTGTCCAAGGTCCTCAGGGTATTCAAGGCGATCAAGGTACTCAGGGTGTTCAAGGTACTCAAGGTTTCCAAGGTTCTCAGGGTATTACTGGTGCCTATGGTGGTGTCACATTCAGATATAACTACATTCAAACCGATGTAACCAATTCAGATCCTACTGCTGGATTCTTAAAAGGTAATAACGGAACACTTGGAGCTTCAACACAACTTTATATTGATGTCACTGATGCAGATGGTATCAACATCAATGGAATGTTGGCAGATTTCTACGCTTCAACCAATCCCAATAACAAAGGATATTTGAAATTAGCAGATGCGTCGGACGTATATGACTATGCGTTGATGGAGGTAACAGGGGGAGCACTATCAGGTGATATCTCGTCTGGTTACCATGTCGTTGAAGTTACTGGTGTAGTAAATCAGACATTCCCCGATGGTTCAGATTTAAGAATTTCTTTTGTCAGAACTGGTGATCAAGGTGCTCAAGGTGTTCAGGGTCAACAAGGATTCCAAGGTGCTCAGGGTCAACAAGGAACTCAGGGCAGACAAGGTTTCCAAGGTACTCAAGGTTTCCAAGGTGTGCAAGGCTTACAGGGTACTCAGGGTAGACAAGGAACTCAAGGTTTCCAAGGTACTCAGGGCTTCCAAGGTACTCAGGGTCTGCAAGGATCTACCGGTGATTTCGGTGGACTTACATTCGACTATACATTCGATACTGCAGTTGCTGATGCCGACCCAGGTCAAGGTAATTTAAGATTCGATAATGTTGCCTTTGGTTCGGCAACTAAAATGTATATCGATGATCTTACTGATCAGGGTAGTGATCTTGCACCTTTATTCACTGAATTAGATATTAATTCCAGTGGTGTAAAAGGTCTGTTTAGAATCATTGATGCAACCGATATCACACAATTTGCAACTTTCGATTACACAGAAATCACTGATTCGACTGGCTATCACACATTTGATGTGAGTCATATTGCAGGTGTCACATCATTTGCAAATGACGCAGATATTAGAATCACATTCGTAAGAACTGGTGATCCCGGCGCACAAGGTCTGCAGGGTTCACAGGGTGTTCAAGGATCCCAAGGTCTACAGGGTTCACAAGGTGTTCAAGGATCTCAAGGATTCCAAGGTGGACAGGGTGTTCAAGGTATTCAAGGCCTGCAAGGTCAGGTCGGTGACCACGGTGGTCTTTCTTGGGATTATCTCTTTGATACAAATACAAGTGCTGGATCTGCTCCAACTACTAATAGCTGGAAGATCGACAATACTAATGTAACACTTGCTACGAAACTCATCATTGATGATATTCCAAATGATGCATATAATAACGAACTAGATGACTTCTTTGACTATCTGGCTGCAATACCTGGCACACCAAAAGGCCAGATTCTTATTGAAAGCATTGCAGATCAGGATGGGCCAGCTGGACATCATTTTGTAATCTATGAATTCACTGCCTTCAATTGGGATAGTGGATCTGAGCTTTATGGTATCTTTGATGTAAATTATATTGCATCTGGTGCCGTAACAAGTAATAACTGGGCTAATGTAACGGCTGATCATGGCCCAGGCACATTGGTACACTTCATACCTGCAGGTCCAGAAGGAGCTCAAGGAGCTCAGGGTCTACAAGGTTTCCAAGGTATTCAAGGTAATGCCGGTGCTGCCGGTGGTGTAACATTTGAATATAATTTCAACTCTGACACGAACACGGGTTCGTTGATTGGTGCTGGTGAATTAAAATTCAATAATGCTACATTGTCTTCAGCCACGGACATGCGAATTTCCGATACTACGGCTAATGGCACGAACCTCGATACATTCTTTACAGATTATATTTTAAACAACCCAGGCCCAATCAAAGGGTTCTATAAGGTCATTTCAATTGATGATCCTACAAAATATGTTGTTTATTCTATTACTGGTGGTTCGAGTTCTCTCACGAATTACAGATTAACCAGTCAACATGTCGCAAGTGCTACAGGTGCTACGGCCGCATACTTTACATCTAACCCATCCGTGTTCATCACATTCAGCAGAAATGGTGACGATGGACCTCAGGGTATTCAAGGTTTCCAAGGTTCTCAGGGTCTACAAGGTGTTCAAGGTGAACCTGGTCAGGGTGTACAGGGTATTCAAGGTTCTCAGGGATTACAAGGTCTTCAAGGTAGCCCAGGTGAGGCCGGTGCATTTGGTGGTGTAACATTTGATTACACATTCCGCACCAATACTGATATGGGTACTGCACCATCATTCGGTGAATTGAAGGTTAATAACGGATCTGCAAACATTGCAACCTCTCTATCGATTCACCACAGAGATGATAACTTTGTCGATATCAGTCAATATTTAGCAACGATTGATGATTCTTCAAGCCCGATCAAAGGTCACTTTAGAATCTCAGAAAAGGCACAGCCATCTAACTTCCTATTATATACCATCAGTGGACAAACTGTCAATGGTTCGTGGAATGTGGTTTCGTGTTCATTTGTTGACGGATCACTTGGATCTGGTACATTTGCAGATAGTGAAGACATAGTCATTACCTTTGCTAGAACTGGTGATGCTGGACCTCAAGGTCCCGATGGTAACCAAGGTACTCAAGGTATTCAAGGCTATCAAGGTTTCCAAGGTGAAGCTGGAGATGGTAACCAAGGTACTCAAGGTTCACAAGGTACTCAGGGTCTGCAAGGTGATCCGGGTGGCCCAGGTAATGATGGACCTCAGGGTGCTCAGGGCTTCCAAGGTGTTCAAGGCTTCCAAGGTGGTGATGGTTTCCAAGGCCCACCTGGTGCTGGAGAACAAGGTACTCAAGGTTTCCAAGGGCCACAAGGACCTCAAGGATTCACCGGTTCTGGTGGTGATGGTAACCAAGGTGCTCAGGGCTATCAAGGTGCACAAGGTGCTCAAGGACCACAGGGTTTCCAAGGTTTAGACGGTGGCGAAGGCCAACCAGGTGGACCCGGCCAACAAGGTCTGCAGGGATTGCAGGGATTGCAAGGTATCCAAGGTCAAGGTGGTGATGGTGGTGATGGTACTCAGGGCCAACAAGGTACTCAAGGTACGCAAGGCCGTCAAGGAACACAGGGTATTACTGCATCAGGTGGTGTAGGTGCTCAGGGTACACAAGGTTATCAAGGACCACAAGGTATACAAGGTTTTGGTAACGAAGGTGGCCAAGGTGCTCAAGGACCTCAGGGTACACAGGGACTTCAAGGTACCGATGGATCTGGTGCTCTTGGTAATCAAGGTACTCAAGGTACGCAAGGCCCACAGGGACTTCAAGGTGACTTGGGTATTGGTGGTGATGGTAACCAAGGTGCTCAAGGACCTCAAGGTTTCCAAGGCTTGCAAGGTACTACTGTAAGTGCAGATGATGGTCCTCAAGGTATGCAAGGTTTCCAAGGTGCTCAAGGTTTCGCAGGAGAACAGGGTGCTCAAGGTTTCACTGGTTCTTCCGATATTGGTGCTCAGGGACCTCAGGGTGCTCAGGGCTTCAATGGTAACGACGGTGCTCAAGGTGCTCAAGGTTTCACTGGTGCTGCTGATGAAGGTTCTCAGGGATCACAAGGACCTCAGGGAGCTCAGGGATATCAAGGATTCCAAGGTTTCACTGGTGCTGGTGCTCAAGGTTTCACTGGATTCCAAGGTTTCCAAGGTGCTCAGGGTATTCAAGGTGACGATGGTGGTGCTGGAACGACCGCTTCGGTTAACGTATTAGACATTCACCAATCGGGTCTTCAAACAACCGCGATGTATGTGAACTTTGTACAGGGTGGAACTGGTAACAGACCTCTATATGGTACATTCACACCTAGCCCATATAGTGTAGAAAACTTGACCTATACTGCATCTTCCGGTATTTTACAATTAGAAAATATGGTGATGTATGGTAATCTTACTTTAACTCAGAATAGTTCGATTACCAATTCTTATGATTCGGTCGTTGATATCGTGGGTTCTTTAGAGGTCACAAATGATATTATTACTGCATCCGATGCTCGATTCAAGGATAACGTCACTCCGGTGAGTGATGCCCTTGACAAGGTTATGAGAATGCGTGGTGTAAATTACTTCCTCAAAGGTGAAAACGAATTAAAGCTTGGTCTGATCGCTCAAGAAGTACAAGAGGTGTTGCCAGAGGTAGTATATGGTGACGAGAATCTTGGTGTTTCTTATCAGAATATTGTTGCACTACTGATCGAAGCTATCAAAGAACAACAGGAGCAGATCAACTTATTGAGAGGTAACTAAATTATGCCGTTACAAACATTTGGTACCATAAGCATGAACAATATCAGAAGTGAGTTCGGCATCGGTGGCACCGTAGGTTTGGGTAGTACATTTACAGCAGATGCAACTGATCCCTATATCGGAACGATTCCTACAACCGGTGGGGTGTCTGTACAGCTAACTAACTTCTATGGCTCATCCAGACGTACAGCAAGAATGGGTCGGCCTGGGTTCGGTAACCAAGCAACATCTAGTGGTTATCTTAATCGTAGAATAGGCTGGTCTTTGACCGATGGTAGCCAATTTTGGCTCTACGAATACGGATCACAAAACGTAGCATTTGGCTCTATCACTCGATATACTGGTCTTTCTACTACGTCTCAGTTAGGTGGTATATGGGTCACACAGTATAATTACGGTGGGTCTAACACATACCCCATTTTCAATATATCACATAGAAGTTCTTCAAACAGCGGCTGGACAAGATTTTACATCAAGGGTCCTACGTTCCCTAGTGGAGTCACAAGAGAGTATACGGTTACCAGAACCTCAGCTGCGATGTTTAATAGACCGAATTATGGTACTACCGAACAGAGAAATTATTATGCTTGGAGATGGGTTTGGTATACAGGCGACATCACCAATCTAAGAAACATAGCTAATTTGATTGTCTATTGTAGAATATATAATAGATCACTTTTTGTTAAATTCACGTGAGGTTATAAATGATTACGTACAAGATTATGAATATTGATAATATTCGAAGAACAATGTATATTCGATACAGTAAACCAGATTATGATGATTTTTTCGTACAGTGGGCATATGAACCACCACTGTCGGATGCTGAAGCACATAAAATATGTGTTGATGGTGTCGACGAAGCAGTACATCATTGGGAGTTACAAGACACCGCGGAAGCATTTACGCTTGGGATGTCAGATACTGGTATTATTAAGAATAAAGTTTTTGATGAAACACCAGACTACAGTACCCTCACTCAAAAATTAGAAGAGGTCAGAACCGAGACCGAAGACACCATTCGCATTTCTTTTAATGTCGTTCCGTTATCACAAGAAGAGGCGGAAATGAGTATTAGACAGCAAAGAGATGATTTTCTCTTTCAAAGTGATATTCACGCATTAGCTGATAGGGAGATTTCAGACGAGATGGTTGCTTACAGGCAAGCATTGAGAGACGTTACTGATCAGAGTGGTTTTCCGTTCACTGTTATCTGGCCGGTCCGACCCATAGACTAATATGAATACTGTTAAATTTTATGTCTTAACTTGTAGGAATCTAGCTGCTCTTAGAAGACATGAAAAAATAATCCCAAAAGAGGATATGTGTATTATCATTAATACACTCAATCCTCATTACGAAGCAGACGCAATTTCGTATTGCCAAACTGCTGGGATTGAATATCACGTAACAGTAAGTGATGGTACGGCTGCAACCGGAAAAAATGCATTCTTAGATACGTTCGAGGCTTCCGACAATGATTATGCAGTTCTCATTGATGGTGACGATTTCGTAACACCACACGGAGTCTGGACGTATAAACAAATGGCAAATATTGATGTCGTTCCCGATGTCTTAGCTCTCGAATATCAATATGCCAATTACAGAGCATGGGGCTATGATATTCACATGCCCGACGTTGTTGAAGATTGGGATGTACATGATCCGGATCTAATACCGGCTTGGGGAACAAGAGCCTTTTGCATGAATAAGGCTTGGTGGAACGAAGCTCTTGCCGGCGAACTCATTAAAGACGATGAGAGTGATCCCGATGATTTTGCCAAAACATTCAACGAGGTCCATACATCATGGGCAAATCATTGCTACAAATATATTAATAATTGGGAAACACATTGTAGAATAGTGTGGTTCTCAAAGACAGCAGCAAATGGTTTTCGCTTTGATAATACATTCCGGGTCGGCGAAGATACCATGATGTATTTTGAATATAAACATGCCCATATGCAGGGCGACCTTATTATGAAGCATTTATTTGATAGGTACCCAACCTATGTCTATGATACGCGCATTGGTGGGGTTGTTGAGGAAGAGAAAGACAAAAACGGATGCGATGTTGGATTTGTTGCTTGGCAC